CGAAAGAGTGGCATATATGAAACAACAAGAAAATAGTTTAAATTAACTATTGACAAGTATGGGGTTATGTTATATAATCCCATACATAGAAAGCGAGGAAATATGATTGACAATACACACTTTAGAATAACTTACTACTCACATAAAGACCAAAAGCATATTACTAGAAATGGTAAGTGGGACGACAAATGCAGATTTTGGAAATCTAAAATCGGCGAGGCACTTTGCACATATTTTGATATTGATAAGCAAGGTTATAGAACTGCAAAAAAATCTTGGACTGTGAGGTATGAATAATGGAAACAGATATAATTTGGCTTTTAATATTTATAGGCTATGCAATCGGACTTATTCCGATTGCAATACTAGGAATAATGGGAACTAACGAGGCGATTGATTTTCAAAATAGAAAGAGGAACAATGACAAATTTTAATTGGTGTCATAATCCAAGTTGCCATACTATTAAAACAGTATCAAGGATAAGAGGTAGTAAGGGCAATAAGGTTTTAAGAACTGTTAAGATTAAAGTTGGCAGATATAATTATCACAATGATGATAGCCCAAACATTTATGATTACTTCTGTAATCAAAATTGTTTGCATTCATTCTTGAATAAGTTTGCGCAAGAGATCTCAAACATTGCACCAGTACGAGAGGCAAAAGAAACACCGATCAAAGATCCAGTAAAAGATGAAACAAAATACTGGAATCAATGGTCCATTGAAACGAGGGGGGTGTGACAAAATAGTAGTTGACATTTATAGGAATATCCTATATAATAGGATCATAACAAAGCGAGGACATATGAAAGACAATAAAGACTACACAAGACGAAACAGATTCAGTGGCGAGACTATTGAATTAACAAAGGAAGAGGCAGACTTACACGATCAAGTGTTTTATCACGAGGCATTGGAGCAATGGGGTAAGATGCAGAAGTGTATTGATAAGTTTAGCAGATTAAATCCCAAGGCTTACATGGTCTTATTAGACTAATAGATTTCATCCTGTAGATGTATGCAGTTAATGCATACAATTACAGGTTGTGGCGCCACATCCCGGGCGCCAACGCGCCCGGGGTCTCGCATTTTATATCTCATAGAGGTACCAACCCCAGGTTGAATTTTGAAATCCCCAAAAAAACCTTTTTTTATACTCAGAAAAGGGGTCCCAGAGTTTTGACTTTATGCCTTGATTTAGATGTATATAACGATAAAATAGTTTTTGGGACTCCAGTATGAACCTAGATAAAGAAAAATTAAAAAATTTTGATAAGCTACCTGCCGATATAAGAAGACAGTTCTCCCTGCTTATGAATCAGTATGGGCAGAAGAAAAAAGAATCTAAGATATCTAATGACTTTTTGACTTTTGTAAAACATGTTTGGCCCGATTTTATAGAAGGGTCCCATCATAAAAGGATAGCAGATAAATTTAATAAATTAGCCCAAGGTAAGATTAAGAGGCTCATTATCAATATGCCTCCGAGACATACCAAGTCTGAATTTGGTTCCTACCTTTTGCCTGCATGGATGGTTGGAAAGAATCCTAAATTAAAAATAATACAATCTACAAATACTACAGAACTTTCTGTAAGGTTTGGTCGTAAGGCCAAAGCCCTTATGGATTCCGCTGAATATAAACAAGTTTTTAAAACTAGACTTAATCCAGATTCTCAAGCCGCTGGTAAATGGGAAACCGCACAAGGTGGAGAATACTATGCAGCCGGTGTTGGCTCCGCCATTACGGGAAGGGGTGCCGACTTATTAATTATTGACGATCCTCACACTGAGCAAGATGCTATGAATGCGCAGGCTTTAGACAGAACTTATGACTGGTATACATCTGGTCCAAGGCAACGTTTGCAGCCCGGTGGATCTATTGTTGTTATTATGACTAGGTGGAATGAAAAAGATTTAACTGGTCGTTTACTTAATGCACAAAAAGAACCTAAAGCTGATCAGTGGGAAATAATAGAATTCCCTGCAATCCTGCCATCAGGAAAACCTGTATGGCCAGAATATTGGAGTCTAAAAGATTTGAACGGAGTAAAAGCTTCTATCCCTGGAAGTAAATGGAATGCTCAGTATATGCAGAATCCAACTTCAGAAGAAGGAGCTTTAATTAAAAGGGAATGGTGGAAAAATTGGGAGGACGATGAAATGCCTCCGCTTCAACATGTTATACAATCTTATGACACTGCATTTATGAAAAAAGAAACTGCTGACTATTCTGCTATTACTACGTGGGGTGTTTTTCAACCAGATGAAGATTCTCCACCAAATTTAATTTTAGTTGATTCGCTCAAAGGTAGATACGAGTTCCCTGAATTAAGACGTATTGCTCTAGAGCAGTATGGCTACTGGAATCCAGAAACAGTTATAATCGAGAGTAAGGCATCAGGGCTTCCCTTAACTTATGAGTTGCGGAAGATGGGGATTCCTGTTATAAATTTCTCACCTAGTAAAGGCAATGATAAGCATACTAGAGTAAACGCTGTTTCCCCACTATTTGAGTCGGGACAGATATGGGCGCCCAAAGAAATGGAGTTTGCACAAGAAGTTATTGAAGAGTGCGCTGCATTTCCCTATGGAGATCATGATGACTTGGTTGATAGTATGACCCAAGCAGTGATGAGATTTAGACAGGGAGGTTTGATCAAACACCCTGAAGATTATAAAGAGGAAGCAATTCCTAAAGTACAAAGGACTTATTATTAATGGCTTTATCAAAAGAAACACTTGTAGAAATGTTAAAAAACGAGTATCCTAGTTCCTACAACGCACATAAAGACAGACTTAATGAAATGTCTGTAAAGGAGATAATGGATATGTTTGATTTCTTAGATAGAGTACCAAGAGTTAATAAAAAATATGGCACTGATGAAGAGGACTTTCTAGAAGAAGATGAGTCTGAAAGTGTAATGGAGTTGATGAGGGACCAAGGTATTCCATATGGCGAACAAGTCAAAAAGAAACAGGCAACAGGAATCATGGCTAGCGCAGATATGGCTGGAGCCGATCCTTTACTATTAGAAGAATACGAAAAATATAGATACGACATGTTAGAACAAGGACTAGAACCTATGTCGTTTGAAGACTTTAAAAGAGACGCAATGTTCAACACTGCTTCAGCGCCTGATGAGAATATAGGTCCATCTGCAAAAGCAATTGATCCTACGATTAGAATTCAAGACGTTGTTGAAGAGTTCATAAGAGAAAAAGGACGTAAGCCTAATTCATTAGAAGAGTTAAAAGAATTCTACGAATTGAAAATTGGAACTGCAAGTAATCCTAACATGGATGTAGTCAAAGAATTAGTTGAAGAAGATAAAGAAAAAATTACCCTAGCATCTGGTGGATTAGCAAATATCCTAGGAGTTTAAATTGAAACTTCATGAATACAATGAGATGATGAGGTATCTCACGACGAGACCTAAGTATGCTTCCGGTGGAAGAGTTCATTTAAAAGACGGTACTGATAAAAAAACTTGGTTAGACTATATTGATGTCCAAGCTTCAGGATCTTCTGGTGGTAAAGACCAAATTCACGGAGCCCCTAAAGGTTTTACTTCTGCTAATGAATATTACCAAGCTGTCATTTCAGCCGACATTCCTATATCTCAAAAGATAAGTCTTCTTGGAGATCTTACTAAAGTTAAACAAAGAACTAGAATTGAAAAAGACAATCAGGAATTATTTTTAGACGAAGGTAATTACAAAAACAGAAATGTTGGAGTAGGTTATAATGTAGGTGGTGAAGGTCTAAGTGGTTCTGTTATGCGTAACCTTGAAACAGGGGATGATGAATTTAAACTTAAGTTTATAAAAAAATTTGCGGAGGGAGGACGTATTAAAGCTGCCGATGGAGTAGCTGTTAAAACTTTAGATCCTATGTTTCCAGAAAAAAACACTGATTTCATGTCCGAAGAGTTTAAACCTTTAGATTTACCAGGAGCTATAATACCTCCACTAGCAATTGGTGCAGGTGCAAAAAAACTTAAAGACATGTTTTTTAGTAAAAATAAAGGTGATGATAAAAAAGAAATTATTCCTTCTGATGATAAAGGTTCTAATGTTCAACCACCTGAAAACGAACCACCTAACTTTGATAAAATAGCTCAAGAGTTTTTAATAGAAAAGGCAGTTGAAAGACTTAAGACAAAAGAAATGAACCCTGAAAAGAGAGATGCCAGAACTAAATTAGCTAGGGATCTTGATTTACCTGTAACCAGAAGCGGTATGTTTGAAATTAGAGAAGGAAATTTTTTTAATGACAGATTACAAACATTAAAAGATAAAGGTGTAAACTTTGATGCTTACTTTAGTATACCAGAAATTGCTAATTTATTAGGTTCAAAATCAAGTTCAGGTATACAAAGTTATGTACAAGATAAGAACATACCTTTTGTTAAAAAAGGTTTATATAAAATTGTTAAGCTTAGTGATTTTTTAAATACATATGAAGGAACCAAGGGACGTATAGATCTTGCCCCACCACCTGACATAAACACTCTAGCTAGATCAGATTTTTTATCTGAGGTTGGAGGAAACTTTTATCAAAGATTTAAAGATATGCGAAGACCAAAATTTTTACCACCAGAGGTAAAAGAAATTTATGAAAAATATAACCTAGGTGAAATAGAAGGTGGTCATCCTTTCCCTGTAGAATTTTTTACAAAAAAATTTGGTAAAAATAATACATTACAAGATGATAGACAATTCGATTGGATATATAGAAACAAAGATAAATTGTTTAGTAAAAATAATTTAGTATTTCAAAGTAAAGAGGTAAATAAATTATTTCGTAATAGTATTAAAGATCTTAAAAAATTATATAAAGAGTTAGGTCCATATGTTGATAAATACGAGGGTAAAGGTGCAGTAATAAATCAAAAAGATATTTCTAAAATAGAAGACATTAATAATGAGATTATGGAGATTATTGGTAAATCTGAATTTGATGCAAAAAAATATATTGATAAAAGTGATAACAAAGTTGATTTAGAAAGATTTAAAACAGGGGGATTACATGGTGCCTTATTTAATACAGATACAGGAGAAGTATCTTTATACACTGGAGCTGGAGAAGGTGCGGGGTTTGAAGCAATTAGCAAAGAACCAATAGATGTAAAATTAAAATTAGCTGGAGATTATGGGGATATTATAAATAATATTATTACTAATGAAGGTGATAAAAAAATATTTACAGATTATGTAACCCAAAAATTATTACCAAAATTTCAGAAAGGGGGACCAGTATATGGCAAATACAGTGACCAAATCAAAAACATCAAATTACCCTAAAACCTGGCTCCTGCCGCCTGAATCAGGACCCACGCCTCAGGGGTTGAAAGTTAACTATAATACTGTTAGAACAGTAAAATTGGAGAAAACAAATGGCAGACAAAATAGACAAGGCCTTGACTCAAGGGCCAAGAGCAACAGTTAATATTCCGGGGGAAGAACAAATCAAAGAACAAGTAGTCGAAGAATCGATTGCAGAAGAAGGTTCTCCAGGACCAGTTGAAAAAACAGAATTAGAAGATGGATCAGTAGAAATTAATTTTGATCCTCAAGCCGCGCAACCAGAAGGTGGCGATGAGCATTATGCAAACTTAGCAGAATTTTTACCAGAAGAAGTTTTAAGTGAAGTGGGATCAGATCTTTCTCAAAAATATATGGACTACCAAATGGGTAGAAAAGAATGGGAAAGAACTTATACTACAGGTTTAGATTTATTAGGATTTAAATATGATATGCGAACGGAACCATTTCAAGGAGCGTCTGGGGCAACTCACCCAGTTCTTGCGGAAGCTGTTACACAGTTTCAAGCGTTGGCATATAAAGAGTTACTCCCCGCTGATGGGCCTGTCCGAACGCAAGTTATCGGTGCGCCGAGTCCAGAAAAAACGCAACAAGCGAATAGAGTAAAAGATTTTATGAACTATGAGCTCATGGAAAAAATGAGAGACTATGAGCCCGACTTTGATCAAATGCTATTTTATTTACCATTAGCAGGATCAGCTTTTAAAAAAGTTTATTATGATGAACTTGAAGGAAAAGCGACATCAAAGTTTGTACCCGCAGATGATTTGATTGTTCCGTATACTGCTACCTCATTAGAAGATGCGGAGGCAATCATGCATCGGGTAAAGATTTCTAAAAACGAATTAAGAAAACAACAAGTCGCTGGTTTTTATTTAGACATTGAGTTAGGTCAACCAAGACAAGTTGAAAATGATGTTGAGAAAAAAGAAAGAGAACTAGAAGGTCAAACTAAAACTAAAGATGATGATGTTTATACAATTATAGAATGTCATGTTAATTTAGACATTGAAGGATTTGAAGATGTTGATCCTGAGACAGGTGAACCTTCTGGAATTAAAATTCCTTACATTGTAACTATAGATGAAGCTACTAGAAAAGTTTTAGCTATTAGAAGAAACTACGAAATTGGAGATCCGAAGAAAGAAAAAATCCAATACTTTGTCCACTTCAAATTTCTGCCAGGACTAGGGTTTTACGGCTTCGGATTAATTCATATGATAGGTGGTTTATCAAGAACTGCAACAGCAGCTCTTCGTCAACTACTCGATGCGGGTACGCTATCCAATCTACCCGCCGGATTCAAAATGCGTGGCATAAGAATACGTGATGACGCGCAATCAATTCAGCCAGGAGAGTTTAGAGATGTAGATGCTCCAGGTGGTAACTTAAAAGATTCTTTTATGATGCTACCATTTAAAGAGCCATCACAAACTTTACTTTCACTGATGGGTATTGTTGTACAAGCAGGTCAAAGATTTGCTTCAATTGCTGATCTACAAGTTGGGGATGGTAATCAACAGGCAGCTGTTGGAACTACTGTTGCTCTTCTTGAAAGAGGATCAAGAACAATGTCAGCAATACATAAAAGAATTTATTCTTCGCTAAAATCAGAATTTAAATTATTAGCAAGAGTTTTCAAATTATATCTACCACCGGAATATCCGTACGACGTCGTTGGGGGTCAAAGATTTATCAAACAACAAGATTTTGATGACAGGGTAGATATATTGCCAGTTGCTGATCCCAACATCTTTTCTCAAACTCAGCGTA